GAAATGATCATCACCGAAAGCCGGCGCAGCTTCGGCGGCGACAAGATATATTTTCCGCCGCCCGGCAGCCGCAAGGACCCGGAGCGCGCCGAGGCAATCCGCAAGGCAGCGAAGACGCTGCCGACCGGGGTTGTCGTGCAGCGGTTTGGGGTGCATCGGTCGTATGTTTACAAGGTCACTAAGAAGTAACGCATAAGGTAACGCGCCGCGCTTCAGCGCGGTCGCTGTTGACCGCCGTGTTATGCCACTGGAGATTACGATGGGATTTGGAAACAGAAATGGCGCGCTGATCGTTGCCGCGATGATGGGGCTGGCGGGAGGTTTCGGACTTGAGCGGGAGATCACTGGGCGTGAGCCAGGCCAACAGCCGGACAACAGAGGCAGGCGCACAGAAAAAAGTGCCGAGCGGCTGGCTAAGGCCGAAGAAAAACGGAAGCGCCGGGCGGACAAGAGGCTGGCGCATAACTAGATTTCTGCGTCATGTCGCATAACCCGTTTAGCGCGACACGTCGCAGAAAGTAGCGAATCCGGCCGCATTGGTAGACATGCCGCCCCTAGTCTGGCGGCATGGGATACACCATTCCGACCACCGAACCGATCTCGCTGCGCGCCGGCGACACCTGGCAATGGACGCGCGAGAATCTGAGCGACTACCCTGCCACCATCTGGACGCTCACCTACTACTTTCGCAACGCCACCAGCTATTTCGACATCGCCGCCACGGCGGACGGCAGCACGTTTGCCGTGTCGGTCGCGCTGGCCGCCACTGCCACACGCGCGCCGGGATGGTATGACTGGACCGCCTTCGTCACCGACGGCATCGAACGCTACCAGGTCGGCAAGGGCCGCACTGAAGTGCTGCCCGACCTGGCCGGCGCCGTGGCCTACGACGGCCGCACCTTCGCCCGCCGCATGCTGGATTACATCGAAGCCGCGCTGGAGTCGCGCGCCAGCACAGACCAGCTCGACCTGATCACCGCCCAGCTGGAAAACCGCAGCCTCACGCGCGACAAGGCGGGGATGACCGCGCTGCGCTCGCAGTTCAAATTTGAAGTGCAGCGCGAGGAACAGATGCGCACCGGCATCAACAAGACCCGCATTCTGGCGAGGTTCGCGTGATGGCAGACATCACCACACTTGCCACGCGTATGGGCCGACTGCAGTCGGCCGGAATCGTCACCTCGGACGAAAGCAAACGCGCAATTGAAGTGATTACGCGCCGTGAGACTGAAGCGAAGGCAAAGACCATGCAGCGCCTCTACGCAGGCGCTAAGGGTGGGCGCCTGATGTTCTCCGCGCCCAGTTCGTCGGCCAACACCGAACTCAACGCCAGCCTGCCGATCCTGCGCAACCGTTCGCGCGCGCTGATCCGCGACAACGTCTACGCCAAGCGCGCCAAGCAGATCATCGTCGACAACGTGATCGGCACTGGCGTCGGTATCCAGGCCCAGGTGAAGAACAACCGCGGGCGGCTGCTGACCGACATCAACGACGCCATCGAGTCGGCGCACTGCGAATGGACCCGCGCCGAAACCTGCCACACGGGCGGCGCGCTGCACATGTCCGACTTCGAGCGCACCGTCATGGGCGAGGTGTTCGAAGCGGGCGAGGCTCTGATCCGCCTGCACCGAAGCCCGTTCGGCGGCGGCAAAATTCCGCTGGCGCTGGAGCTGATCGAGGGCGAGCGCATTGCCGACGACTTCGAGATCAAGGCTCCGGCAGGCGCGCAGGTCACCATGGGCGTCGAGCACGACGACTTCGGCCGCCCGATTGCCTACTACATCCACAAGATCCACCCCAACGAACTGCGCATCAAGCCGGGCCGCCAGCTCGACGAGGTCATCCGCGTTCCGGCTGATCAGATCATTCACCTGCGGATGGTCGACCGCTGGCCGCAAACGCGCGGTGTGCCGTGGCTGCATGCCGCCATCAGCCAGCTCAACCAGCTGGGCGAGTTTCACGACTCGGCGCTGATCGCGGCCCGCATCGGCGCGTCGAAAGTCGGATTCTTCGAAAATCCGGAAGGCGACACCGGCATTGCCGACGGCGAGGAAGCCGACGGCACACCCAACATGACGGTGGAGGCCGGCGAGTTCACCCAACTGCCGCCCGGCTACAAGTTCCAGTCGTGGGACCCGACCTATCCCAACGAAACCTTCGACCCGTTCACCCGTGCCTTTTTGCGCGGCATCTCCGCCGGCGTGCCGGGCCTGTACTACAGCGGGTTGAGCCAGGACTACTCGCAGGCCAACTACTCCAGCGAACGCAGCGCCACGCTCGACACGCGCGGCACCTGGCGCGCCATCCAGCAGTGGTGGATTCGCAGCTTCCGCATGCCGCTGCACCGCGAATGGATGCAGGCCGCCACCCTGGCCGGTGCCATTCCGCGCATCGACCTGATGGACTACCTCAACGACCGCACCCGGTTCGAGGCCGTCAAGTTCAAGCCGCGCGGCTGGGGCTGGGTCGACCCGACCAAGGAAGTCGCGGCCTACAAGGAAGCGGAGAAGGCCGGCTACATCACCAAGACCGACGTCATCGCCGCCACTGCGGGTGGCATGGACATCGAGGATGTGATCGCCACCCGCCGCCGCGAACTGGATATGTTGGCCGAGGCTGAAATCTGGACCGACACAACGAGCGACCCCGTGCAGCCGAGTACGCCTGCCAATCCTGATGATGAAGACCAGGACACACCGCCCGCGCGGGTGTTCGCATTCAAGAGGGAACACGAATGAGCGACGAACGCACATCAACACAGATCCGCACGGTTGAGTTCAGCGGCGAAGGATTCCGCGAGGACGGGCGCATCCGCGTGGTTGTATCCACCGACGCTCCGGTCGATATGCCGGACGGCCCTGAAATACTGGTCCATACGCCTGATGCCGTCGACCTGACACGCGCACCCATCCCGATTATCGCCACCCACCGCGGCGGACAGATGAACGTCGGCGTGGTCGAGGACATCCAGTTTGTCGAAGGCAAGATGCGCGGCATGGCCCGCTTCGGCACGCGCCAGGAAGCCGCCGACATTGCACGCGACGTAGCAAACAAAATCCTCCGCTCCGTGAGCGTGGGCTATGCGCGAATCAAGGGCCACGTCAGAAAAGACGGTGTGCTGGTAACAACCCGCTGGATGCCGACGCATGCTGCGATCGTCGCAGAGCCCGCTGATGCTGGCGCAGGGTTTTATCGGTCGGCAGATGTGATCCCCCCTTTCGAGATGGTTTCAGAGCCAGCCGAAAACGAAGTACCCAACCCCGTGCGGAATATCCAATCGGAAATTGAACCGGCGCAACCCGCCAACATTCCCCAGAAAGGAAAAGCCATGTCCGAAAAAGACAACGCCCCGGCGGGCGCTACCGCCGTCTCCATCGAAGTGCGCGAAAACGGTGCTCCCGAGCAGCGCCTGTCGATGACCGAAATCGAAGGCAAGCGCAAGCAGGCCATCGAAAACCTGTGCAACGCCAACCGCCTCGACACCCGCTTCGCCCGCGAGTGGATCGCCGGCGGCGCCAGCCTGGAGCAGGTCGCCGACGACATGATCAAGATCATGCAGGAACGCGGCAAGGACCAGATGCCCGCAGGCATCGGCATGAGCAAGAAGGAAACCAACCAGTACAGCGTCACCCGCGCGCTGCGCGCCGCGATGTCGAAAGACTGGTCCAAGGCCGGCATGGAGCTGGAAGCGCACAAGGCTGTGATGTCCGCTCACGGCGTCAACGCCCGCAGCGGCTCCAGTTTCTTCGTGCCGATGGAAGTGCAGGCCCGTTCGCTCGGCGTCGGCCGCCGCGACATGACCGTGGCCGGCGTGTCCGGTTCGCAGTACCTGGTGTCCACCGACAACCAGCCCGGCAACTTCATCGACCTGCTGCGCAATGATTCGGTGGTGCTGTCGATGGGCGCCACCCGCCTCACCGGCCTGGTCGGCAACATCACCATCCCAAAGATGACCGCCGGCGGCACCGCCTACTGGCTGGCCGACGAAACCACGGTGATCACCGAAAGCCAGGCCACCATCGGCCAGCTCTCGCTGTCGCCGAAGAACGTCGCCGCGCTGACCGAGATCAGCCACCAGTTGATGTCGCAGTCCAGCCCTGATGTGGAAACGATGGTGATGAACGACCTGGCGCAAGTGCTCGCGCTCGCGGTCGACGTCGCCGCCATCCGCGGCTCCGGCATTTCCGGCCAGCCGCAGGGCATCGTCGGCACCAGCGGCGTCGGCACCTTCGACACCGACGGCACCGACACCTTCGCCGACGTGCTCGCCGCCCAGGTCGACGTGATGGCCGCCAACGCCCTGCGTCCAGGCTGCGCCTACGTTGCCGACCCGGCATCCGCAGCGCTGCTGATGGGCCGCTCGCGCTTCGCCAACACCGACACCCCGGTGTGGAACGGCTCGCTGCTGGAAGGCACGATGGCCGGCTTCCCCTGCCGCGCCACCAACCAGATGAGCGCCAACACCATGCTGTTCGGC